CAAGAATATCAATAGTTTAATTTATAATTTCCATATTTTTTTCACATGTGTCAGAACGTTGTATAACTAGTTCACCATTCTTAAATTTACTCATAATTCTATCGCTATCAGTGCATAGAACGTAAAAAACCGAACTGAAAGACAGTTTATTTTTTTCCATAAATTGCAGAAAATAAATATATGCCTCTTTGCCACATTGAGAATAATAATTTAAATAATCTGTAGATGACCATCCCTTTTTTATATTCATATGGATCAAATCTTCATGTTTTATTTAATTTGCGCTGTGCCATGCATAAAAATTTCACTTTACATTTCTATCTATCTTTTCTAGTTTGTGGAAAAACTTAAGAGCGATTCATGACTCTATTTCCACAGATAGACACTGCTTATTATACTGATGATGATAAAACAGTGCAATCAATGCTTGAGTATTACTATGCTCAATCCATCACTATCACGCAGTCATTCTGGTCTGAAGCCGATCTAGACAATAGATTTAAGGTTGGATCGCAAGAGCTTTGGAACGACGTTTATGGAAATCTTCCTTCTTATCGGAAGAAACAATTCAGCTTTAATCGTATCCGTCGAATCATCAATATGATTACAGGCTATCAACGCCAGCATCGTCTTTCTACGATCATCACTCCTATAGAAAACGGAGATAATGTTACAGCTTCTCAGCTTACAAAAGTCCTCATGTGGACGATGAATCAAGACAATACGCTAGAGACAATATCCGATGCTTTTGAAGGCGCGATTACTACCGGAATGAATCTACTTTCTGTCTGGATGGATTATCGTAGAGATCCCATCTGCGGAGATATAAAGGTCGACAACGTATCATATAATGAATATTTGATAGATCCATTTTTTAAAAAACCTGATCTCTCAGATTGCCGATTTATTTGGTCTCGTAAATGGCTTAATAAGCGTGAATTAAAATCTCTATTTCCTGAGCGTGAAAAAGATATTGATTCTATGTATGCCCGAGGATGGCGTGACGGTAAGTTTCAATTTCAGCCTGAATCGTACAACTATGCCATGCAAGATCTACTTACCTATGATGAATTCTATTATATGGACTATAGAACTCGCAAGCTTTTAGTAGATATACATACAGGTGGTACTCTTGAATGGGAAGGCGATGAAAACCAACTCAAATCGTATCTACGTGCATTTCCTGAAATTACAACTGTTGATCAAATAATTCCTACTGTAAAACTTGCGATTCAAATCAACGGAAGAACATTTTATCACGGACGAAATCCGATGGGTATAGATTGTTATCCATTTGTACCAATGTTTTGCTATTATGAACCTCAAATTCCTTACTTCCCAGACCGAGTACAGGGTGTTGTGAGAGGACTTAGGGATGCGCAGTACCTATATAACCGTCGAAAAATAATCGAACTTGATATACTCGAATCTCAAATAAATTCTGGTATCAAGTTTAAAGAAGATTCCTTAGTTAATCCGAAGGATGCATTCTTAACTGGTCAAGGTCGAAGTTTAGCACTTAAGAAAGACGCTGACATGAATGATGTCCAGCAAATGCTCCCTCCGCAGATTCCCCCATCCATGATTCAATTATCAGAAATTCTAGGTCGCGAGATCCAAGAAATTTCAGGTGTGTCGGACGAGCTACTTGGTATGGCAGAGGACGATAAGCCGGGAATTCTAGCGATGCTTCGACAAGGTGCAGCGCTTACGACCCTACAGAAACCATTTGATCAACTAAACCTTACTCAAAAGCTCCTTGGTAAGATCCAACTAGCACTTATCCAGAAAAACTTCACCAAGGGTAAAATTCAGCGAATTTTAGGAGAAGATCCAACAGAGGAATTTCACTCTAAAGTTTTTGCCGAATATGACATTGTGGTAGAAGAAGGTCTTAACACTGCAACACAAAAGCAAATGCAGTTCAAGCAACTTCTTGATTTGAGACAACTAGGCATCGATATACCTGTAAAAACGCTTCTCGATGCATCAACACTTCAAAATAAAGAGAGACTCATTGAAGACATACAAGCAGTCGAACAACAAACGCAGCAAATGCAGCAGCAACAGGCACAAATGGAAATGCAAGTACAAAAGGCCAATATCGCCTCACTGGAAGCGCGTTCGATGGCTGATCAAGGACTCGGTATGGAGCGTGTTGCTAGAATCGAAGAAAACAGAGCATTAGCAGACGAGAGAACAGCACAAGCGCATAATCAAGAGACCATGGCTGTATATCATGAAATCAAAGCTGCTCAAGAGCTAGAGCATATCGATATTTCACAGCTTGAAAAGCTGGTATCTATCGTGGAAAGATTAAAAAATATGCAAAGAGAGCAAGAAAGTGTTGCAAAAACAAAGCAAAATCAATAATTTCATTTTTCCCTAAAAGGAGATCGTATGAAAAAGAAACATAAGCATCATATGGGCAAAGCTTCACATCATGGAACTTCAGAAAATGAAGGTCGTCCATGGGGTCATGGCGAATTTGCTAATATGCCTAAAGAGGCAGTTATGAAGCCATATCCTATGAATGGACATTCATTAGATGGTCATCTCGATGACACGATGGGTCGTTTGGATACAGACAGCCAGAATGCTGAAAGCATCGTACGTAGACAAAATCATAAAAGCATGTATTAATGCATAATGAAGACATCGAGTACTTGATACTTGCAGATGATGAAATTGAGAAGGGAGATTACGTGACTCTCTCCAGACGATTTCGGGGTGATTTCGTTGAAGAGAGCCTCATAACCTTCTCTGACGTAAAAATTCAGAGAGTGCAATATGCCGATTATGCCAAGACCTTCCAAAAAAGCTCGCCAGCTACATAGGAAACTCATGCCTAATTCGTCACAAGACGAGAATAAGGTATCAGATAAAAAAAGGCAAAAGCAAGATCGACAAATTGCATTCGATATACAGCAAAATATAAGTCGATAATATCGACATGTCTTTTGCATATGTTTAGAAATGCGCAATTTTTCGATACATGCAAGATAAAACCGTCGGATCCGTGGCTCTAGAGCTTCAAAATGATCTCTATCCACAAGATGTAATCGAGACGCAGCGTGAGATGCAAAAAGATCACGTTGAAGCGCTCATGCATTGTGCCAAAAGGCACGAATCTATATTTGGGTCTGATAATCCCTATTATGTATGCGTTCAACTCAAACGTGAACGTCTTCTTACTAATGTCATCAGATCATATTTTTATGCGAGAAGATCGAGGCCGATTCCGGATTATGATCTCTCATTATATCACTATGATCCTAAAACTGAAACCCTAACTTTTGTTTGGGCTATTCCTGATAAGGAAACAGTAGATTATATTATCGAGAATAAAAATCTGCTCCCTTATGATCACGAACAACTTATCCATTTTTGTATTTCATTTAAGGAAAACACTCTCATATGAACGAAGAAATTCAAGAAGCACCGCAACAAGAACAGATTGTAGAACAAATGCAGGAAACAGCTCAAGAACCTGTACAACAGGTAGCGCCTATAGTTACACCAGAAGATCCGCAGGAACGTAACTGGAAGGAAGCTAGACGTGCTCTAAATGAGTTAAGACAGCAAAACGAAGAACTTCGCCTTCATCTATCAAAAATGCAGCAGCCACAACAACAAGAAGAACAAACTTCTCCGGATGATTGGGTTACAGAAAAGAAGCTGCAAAACAAGATCCAAGAACTCGAGCATAAGATCAAAGCAAAAGATGCGGAAACTGTAGTCGATCGTTTGAAGGGAAAATATAGCGATTTTGATGATGTTGTATCCGAAGAGAATATCAATTATCTACGGGAAAATGATCCTGAGCTTGCTATATCACTCCAGGCACTTGCATCAGATCCATACGCTCAAGGATTAGCTGCATATAAGATGCTAAAAAAAACAGATTACTATCTCAATAGGGAAGTTATGAAAGAAAAGAAGATAATCGAAGCAAACGCTGCCAAGCCACCATCAGTAAATCAAGTGAGAAAATCTGGAGCACTAGCAGAGGCCAATAGATTTTCTGCAGGTCTCACACCAGAACTTAAAAAGAGCCTACTCGCTGAGATGGCAGAAGCAAGGAAAAATGCATGAAAGAAGTGACAGTTGTATTAAAAGATGATTCACAAACGCTCAGAGAAGACTTTGTCGTTCATGAAGATTTTTCAATGAGTATTCATGATCCTGTTCTTATGCCCATTCTTCAAAAGGTAATAGAGAAATTTAAGGGAAAACCGGATTCAGTGACTATCAAGGTGAAAATGGAAGTCTGAGATGTCTTTAATTCCTGATGAATTATGTGAATGTCGTCACTGCAAAAGAGGATTTAAAAAGTTCAGTTATAATCAACAATATTGTAATGCCATTTGTAGAAAAGAGTATACTGTCAAGAAACAAAATGAAGAATGGGCTAAACGTGTAATTGATAGAAGTCCGAGAAACTCGAAAAAAGTATTTGGTGATTTTTTTAGAAAGAAATATGGAATTTCTAACAAATACAAAGTATGTCGCGGATAAATGGCTTATAAAAAGAAAAATGACATCGATATTGAATCACGTCTTAGATCTACAGTTAATACTCTTTCCCAACAATGGGATAGGTATTATGAAGCATTTTTGAAAGGTGAACTTGATATTAATCAGATACTTTTTATGATGACATCGCTTAACAATGCTCAAAATGAACTAATTGATCTTGAATATGAGAAGTTGAAAAAGTAATTTTTCTATCAAGATGCATCGAAAGTAACTATTCTTCACCCCAATAGTATTCAATTCGTTGTTGCGTACTGGGCTTATAGTCAAAGTGGTTTATTATAGTAGATTGATCATTTACAAAGTTTCTCATTTCTCTATCGTTTGCATTTAGCAAAAACTCCTCAAGAGACTCTATGTAGATATCATCATAATCATCATTAAAAGATGGATCGACGTGAGGTTTTAACGCATGACCGAGGTATTTTACCATTGGTTTCACGCAATCTCTATAAAACACCCTTCCCGATTTACAACATTTCTTACATTTTTGAAAGAGCTCATCAATGACATATACGCATATAACTTTGGAAGCGATTTTACCTTTCGGAGCACCGGCAAAGATCAACAAGCCATCTCGTATGTAGCCACATGATAATTTACAGCTGCTCTTAAAAGATTTTTCGATTAGTTTTTTTTTTGGTTCTTCATATCCTTCGCATTCATTGCCATTTTCACATGAAATACAACAATCTCTTTTCAGTGTAATTTCAATAAAACCATCTTCATCTTCAGTAATTGGCATATCCTTGCTTATAAGATCGTTCTCTTCTAATATATCGATGATCTCCTCAAATTCCTCATCCGTAACTTCTTCTCTAAAGATTAACTTATTGTCAAAGATAAAAGGCATTCTCGTATCTATGCGTTTATAAAGTTCTAGTTCCTTATGATGAAATGTATCAAATCGTTTCAAAAGGAATAAGCTACGAAGTCTTCCAATGAGAGCATCACAGAAAAGATTAAGTTCATCTTTTGTGAAGTTTGGAATTACCTTATCCGAATCTTCAAAATTGGGAAGCAACGTAAAACAGATTGCACTATAGAGATATCTTGAATATTCGTAGTTACCACAGGCAAAAGCAGCATCAGCCTTTTCCAGTAAATCATTAAGTTGTGTGGTATCCATAAAAAAGTCTTCACAACTGATAGACTTTTGATCTGCAGTGTATGCATGAATTGATTGGATTGAGAAAAGAGATAAGGCAAATAGTAGTTTTTTTAACATGAGACCTCCATTTGGAGGCGCATGGTATCAATCAGTCCGTTTCATGTAAAGCGGCTTTACATTACTTCATATTATTGATGTTTTTCATAACCTGAGAGACTTTGTCTTCTGTGTATACATGCTTGTGAATGTGCTTTTTATGCCTTTTGACTTTACGAGGCCAGCAACATTTGATATTACATCTTTGGCAGCAATTACAGCTGTCTTTTACTCTACTATTTGTATCTACAGTCAATGGAGGAATTTTATTCATAGCATCTCCTAAATATTTTGTTTCATTAAAATACATTATAAATATAAATTAAAAATATGTAAGCAGATTCATACCTGCAAACGGTCGTATGCCTCTCACCAAGGTAATGGGTTGTAAAAGAAGTTCGCCCACTTCGTAAATAAGTTCTTTATTTATGAGGAAATTTAAACAATGACCATAACAACTAGTTCAATTTTGCCCTCACCGGTTCAACAGTCGTTTAGTTATAAACTGCTGTCTGTGCCAGTGCCTTACATGATCCACAAGATCCCTGCCATGCTTAAGAGCATGCCAAGGAACGGTGGTACAACTCTGCGTATGAGACGATACAATCCTCTCAATACAGCAGTAGTGCCGCTGGGGAATACCGGAGTAACTCCGCCTCCTCAGACTTTGACCGCGGTTGATATCGATGCGAAAATCGATTTCTACGGTTTTTTAGAGGCTGCGTAAGCAGAAGAGTGCCGTAGATGTTGAGGTTCCTCTTATGACGTACATTTACCTCAACGAGCAGGTAGACTGTGAAATTGCCTGCTATAAACTTGACTATATGCTGGAAACCCCTAAAGTTCCTTGTACGTACATTACTTCATGTGATAAAATGTACGTGAAAATCAAGGAAATGGAACAATGGGCAATCAGCAGGAAAGGTTTGAAATAGAATTATCATGGTTGGCTGCAATTATAGAAGGCGAAGGTTGGGTTAGCTTGATTTTGTATAAGAATAAACAAAAGAAAGGCTATTTACCCGCTTTCACTCCATGTATTGGAATGGTAAATTGTGATGAATTGATAGTAGATAAAGTAAGATCAATTTTTGATCGATTAGGTATTGTCTATCGATTTCAGATAAGAAAAGCACATGTAGGATCAGATGGGATTTCTAGAAAGTCTAGACAAGAAATTTCAGTGATTTCCTCAAAAAATGTGCGTATTCTTGCTAAAGCAATTCTTCCGTATATGATTGGTGAAAAGAAAGAACGCATGAAAAAAGTTCTATCTTTTTTGGATCTTAGAGATTCAAAACCACGGAGAGGGCCTTCATCCAAATATGGACAAGATGAATTTAACATTTATCTTTCTCTATATAGCTATAAAGGTAAATCTACTTCAAAAATCCTCAACGACTTTACGTCAGGCCTTTCTATTTTAGAAAGTGAAGATAAAGTCTGAACTTACGGGAAACCGTAAGAGAGCGATCCGAAGAGGTTGCTCCGCCACGAGAGTGGTCACAAAAGTAACAGTGTGAACTTTACAGAATCAAGACCCTGTTCTTAATGAAGCAACCCAACGTCTTGGTGTTTCACTACGCCAAACCGAGGATCAGCTTACACGCGATATGCTCGCGTCTACAGCTAGCTTTATTAACTGCACTGGTGGTGCCAACGGTGACAACCCTACAGAGATGTCTCGATCTGATGTAGACAATGTTATCCAGACATTAGCTGGAAACAATGCATACACCATTTCGGATAACATCGAAGGGGAAGACAAATTTGGAACAGCACCTGTAAGAGATGCCTACTTCGCTTTAGGAAGCACGAAATTGATCAGAACGGTCGAAGGCGTGACTGGCTTTATTGCGAAAGCGCAATACCCATCTCAAATGAACGTGTTGCGCCCTGAGTGGGGTTCAGTAAGTAACCTACGCTACCTGCTGTCTTCAATCGGCAGCGTGACAGCAAATGCATCAGCGCTCGGAAATGACGTATATAACGTATTCTGCTGTGGTATGGAAGCATATGCTTGTATCGAACAGGATGGCTATTCGGCCTCGTTCCTGTATAGACCACCAATTTATGACGGGCCTTTGGCTTTGAACTCATCTGTGGGTTACAAATTCGCAGAAGTGCCAAGGATAGACATAGTTGTCCTTGTAAAATTTTCTCTGATTGACTCGGAAACCTACGTTATGCAGAAGGCTGCATAATATGGCAACGAGGGCGAAGGTGAATAACCACGCTGAACGACTTAGCGAGAAAACTCCTTCGGGAGATGCAAAAGTCTGAACTCGTGACGAAAGCACGAGAGGAATCTCCGAAGAGGGAATCCCGCCTGAGAGATCAGGTCACTAAAGTAACAGAACGAACCAACGATGCCTGGGTCATAAACCTACGCACTACATTAAGATCATAAGGAGGAAACCATGGCCGTGCTTAATAACATGATCAGCGGTTCCTTTACTGCTGATGGTAATGTAAAGTTGCTCAATATCCCTTGTGATATTGACTACATGGAAGTGATCAACTATACGCAAATGGCTACTCAGCAATCTACCGGACGCGGTGTGAAGTTTGAGTGGTTTCGCGGTATGGCTGATGATACCGGAGTTGAGTTCAAGAAAACCAACTCAACAGATGCATTGAATGGAGTTACCTTGAGCTCTGGTGGATTTACTCTCGTAAATACTACCAATCCGCTCCTTGGTGCTCCTCTTACAGCGACAGCAGTTTCGCAGGCAAACCCTGCACTTGTTTCGCTTACAAGTACAGCTGGTCTCGTGAATGGTGATACAGTTCGTATCACTAATTCAACAGGCATGTTGCAGATTGCAGGAATGGATTTTACAATTGCTAGCGTAACAGCGAATACAAGCTTTACTCTTGCTTATTTGGATTCATCTGCATTTGCAGCGGCTGCAACTGCAGCAACTGTTCGTAAGATCATCAATGCTCCTTACTACTATCCACGTAGATTGTTTGTTACAAACATTTCAGCTGCAACATCTGCAGTTGTTACCCTGTCTGTGACTCACAATCTAACCGTCGGACAGAGAGTGACTTTCGTTGTTCCTGCTGCTTTCGGCATGACACAAATGAATTCACTACGAGGACAAATCACAGCTATTAACACCACAACTAATACTGTGACTGTGAACATCGATAGCTCTGGCTTTACAGCCTTTGCTTTTCCAACTTCTGCGTCTGTTCCTTTCACATTCGCTGAAATGATTCCATTTGGAGATGCACCTTTAACAGTTGCAAATCCTCAAGGCAATCAGTCAGTGCTTGATGGAGCGACATATAACCAAGGATTAATCGGTATGAGACTAGCAGCTGGCGCGCAAAGCCCTGCTGGTTCAAGTAACGATGTAATCTATTGGAAAGCGTTGAAGTCAACACAAGTCCAAACATCGTAAGGATGATACCCCTCTTCGGAGGGGTACTCCATGTAAACTCGCCTAATGTAAAGCGGCTTTACATGTAAAAATCTGTGAAATAAAGGGTTAATCATGTCAAAAGAAGAACAAAAATCATCACGTTCAATCGGTGAACTTGTCTCAAAAATTGAAAGTCTTACCGGAATACAAAAGCAAGAATTTTGTAAAACACTCTTAGATTCTGAAAAAAAAGCTTATATCAAATATCTTCGTGATCGAGATTGCGAAATGGTAGAAGGTATGTTTCATTGCAATGAGCCTCGAGGAGGGTCTGTGACATTGACTACAATGCCATATGCAGATTTTGAATTCTCGGGTACATTTTGTGATGGACAGACCTATAAAATTCCTCTATATCTGGCGAAAAGAATGAATAATGAATGGCAAGGAATAGGTGCTTGGTATCCGACTCATGCACATATTCTGGATTCAGAAGGTAAGCCGATTGTGCATACCGCAAAGAAGAATTACAGATTTCAATTCAATAGCATGAGTTTTGTATGACGTATGCGCCTTTTACACCTCCATATCAGCTAATATCTGGTGTAAGCAATGCGCCTAAATGTACTGTAATGACAGTAGCTAATCACGGTTTTCCTACAGGAGCCGTGGTTAGGATTGATGTTCCCGACGCTTACAGAATGTCGATATATGCTCAGACAAAAATTGTTGTCACAGGCGCTAATACATTTACTACAGAAATCGATACATCAGCTCAATTTCCATTTACACCGCCATCATTTAGCGCTAACGGTCAAGCATTTACCCAAGCACAAGTAACCCCAATATCTGGAGTAGAACAAAACTCATTATGACAGCAACATTAAATGCCATTCAAATGAAGGTTCGCCGGATTACAAAAAGACCGAGCCAGAACCAGCTTACGACTGCCGAACTAAATCAGTATATCAATACGTTTTATCTTTACGATTTCCCTGAGCAGATCAAAATTAAAGATATGCTCACGAACTATTCTTTTACAACCGAACCAAATCAAGAAGCTTATCCATTACCGATAGATCCGCAGTCTACAACATCTACAACAGATCCTGCAGCTCCTTCTTATACCTCGATCGAACCACCGATATATATTGCAGGGTATCAATCATTCTTTACCCAATCACAAGAAAACTTTTACAGACTCTATCCACCGATTGCTATCAATAGTCAAACAGAATCAGCCGACGGAACAGTAGGGCCATTTACTTTTACGTTATCTAATTATCCTGTAATGCAAAATAGGGTTGTAATCTCATGTCTAAATACAGCTTCTCAGAATTTTGTGCTTACGGATCAACCTGTGAATAATGTGACAGGAAATCTTATTGGAGATGGTACAGGAACAATTAACTATCTTACCGGATCAGTTTCAGTCACGTTTAGTAATTTTACCGAAGCCGGAGCGCCTATAAATTGCCAAATTGTGCCTTATCAGCCATCAAGACCGACAGCAATGCTTTTTTATCAGAATAACATGATACTTCGACCTATTCCCGATTCTTCATATCAAGTGAAGGTATCTGCGTATCAGACATTTACAAACTTTATCATGTCAAACGATACTCCCTACATCAAGCAATGGTGGCAATACATTGCTCTAGGCACTGCCATGAAAATCTTTGAGGATCTAGGAGATTTTGAAGCTATCGCTCAATATAAACCACTTTTAGATGAGCAGAGATTTTTATCACAGAGAAGAACTATTGTCGAACAGGCAAACGAAAGAGCTTCAACAATTTATTCAGAGCAAACTCAGATAACATTCAGTAACTTTTTTGGAGCTATATGAGCATATATAACGCGAATATCCCGCAACCAGGTGATTTACCCTCAATATCTCAGCCATCTATTTTAAACAACTTTGGAGCGATCCAAAATGCTTTTGACAAGAATCACGTTACCTTATCCGATACGATCAATCGTGGACTACATAATTTTGTTGAAATGCCGGTACAATCAGGTGCGCAAACAACAGCATCAGGAGAGGGTGAACTTCATACACAGACAGTCGGCGGCACAAGTCAGTTATTCTATTCACGAGATAATATTGGTGGAACTCTTGTGCAAGTTACAAGTGATGTAGTCCCTTTGGTTGCTACTTCAGGATATAGTTTCATTTTTGGTGGTGTTCTAGTACAATGGGGACAAACTTCATTTTCCGGAAGTTCAGGAACTATTTCATTTCCTGGAACATTTCCAACTTCAGCATTATGCGTTATTGCTTGTCCTTTTAATTCCAATGCTGCTGGTTCTAATTGGTATGTTCAGACTTGGAATGCAACAACTTTTACCATTCAGGGAGCAAGTTCTGGAACAAATGCATTTACATTTTTTGCGATAGGAAGCTAATGCAGCCACAATTCATAGGGCCAATGGAAGTAGGCCTACAGCGTAATCTAGAGCCTTTCATGACCCCTGATCAGGCATTCCCATCATTAACAGATGCTTTTGTTTTTCGTGGAAGAGTTCGTAAAAAACCAGGATTTAATCTACTTGGAAGACTTCGAAGAGTTCTTGTAGCAATATCACAAGCTCAGATAACGAGTGCAGCATATTCAACAAATCTTCTGACAACTATTCATATAACCGAAACAAATGCATCAATCGACGTAGGTACAATCGTTCTGACAATAGATCCAGGTGGTACACCAACAGTATTAGATGATAATGGAGCAGGTGCATTTGTTGTAGGGAGTGGGCCTCTTGTTATTGATACAGGACAACCTAACTCTATAAACTACATAACAGGGGCGATCTCTGTTTCATTTACGACAAATCCTGGAACAAAAAATGTTGTTGCTAGCTTTAACTACTTCCCTAATCTTCCGGTAATGGGTATTCTTGCCCGTGATATAGAACTTATCAATTCTCAGCAGCAGATCACTTTTGATCAGCATTACGCATATCAATACAGTGCAGGCCAATTTTCTGAACTTCCTTCGACTTATCTTACTCGCTGGTCAGGAACTGATTATGATTTCTTTTGGGGAACGACATTTGGATATGATGCAAGCAACAATAGTCTTTTTTGGGTCACAAATAATGAACCCGCTGTTGGTTTTGCAATAACTGCTATAGCCGGTGCAGCAGCAGGGCCGCCATCAACTGCTAATATCACATCAGCAGGAAATAATTTTCAGATTGGTGACACGGTTACATTCGTTGGCGTATCCGCAGGAGTTACTAACTACGAAGTAGGTACTGTAACTGCTTCAGGAAGTCCATTTAGTGTGACAAACCCGGGAACAGGCATATATACCAACCAAGCAAGTATTACAGGATTTGCGGTAGATCTCACAAGCAACGGCATAAAAGTATATAACGGTACCACTTGGATTTCTGCAATTCCTGTTATTGATGGGGTAAGTTTTCTAACCGGTTGCCTCATGATCTTGGCATTTAAGAATAGATTAGTCGTATTTAATCCATGGGAAGGCACACCAACTTCATCTATTCAATTTCAATCACGGGTGCGTTGGTCAGGTATTGGACTTCAGAATGACTTCTCAAGAGGATGGAGAAGCGATATTATTGGTTTTGGAGGTTTTGCCGATGCACCTACAGATGAACGGATTGTATCTGCCGGATTCGTAAAAGACGAACTTGTCGTCTATTTCACAAATTCAACTTACAAGCTAGCCTATACAGGTAATGATATAGAGCCATTTGTCTTTCAAAAAATCAATACTGAACTTGGCGCTGAATCTACATTTTCATCAGTCAACTTTGATAATGCACTTCTCGCATTCGGAAACTTTGGATTACATTCTACAAATAGCTTACAAGTAGAACGTATCGACGACATAATTCCGGACGAGGTCTTTAATATTAGTAATAATAATAATGGGCCGAAACGTGTTTACGGTATTCGCGATTACTTCCTTGAAGTAGCCTATTTTAGTTATCCCGAAATTCCCGATGGCGAAAACAATGAAAACTATGTTCCAGTCTATCCAAACAAGATACTCCTCTATAACTATCGAAACGATTCATGGGCATTCTTTAATGAAAGCTTTACAGCGCTTGGATATTTCAGAAATCCTTCTGGTAAAACTTGGGCAGAATTAGACTATCTTACCTGGGCAGAGTGGGATACCGCATGGAATACAGGTACGACATCCCTTGATTTCTTATCTATTGCTGCCGGTAACCAACAAGGATTTGTAGTCCAGATAACACCAGAAGATATACCTACATCAAATACTCGATATATTTTAGCCATAAGTGGAAACACCATTACATCGCCTAATCACAATATTTACTTCGGAAATTACGTCCTTATTTCAAATTGTGTCGGTGTTACAAACTTAAATGGCTTTATTTATCTAGTCACATCAGCATCGGCTAATAGTTTTACTATACCTTCTACTGCTGTAGGTACCTATCTTGGTGGAGGTCTAATAAAAGTTCTCAACAACATTAAGATAACCTCTAAAATGTTCACCCCATTCTGGGCGTTTGGGCGAAGATATCGTTTAAAATATGCTGAATATTTATTCGATAATACTTCCGATGGTGAAGTGGTTTGTAATGTCTATGTTGATACAAAAAGTTCAGATTCCTTAAATGATCCATCTAATTCAAATACGATAGATGCAGATTCTTCGATTACCTGTCTTTTAGGAAATAACATTATTTTTACCCATCCTGAAACCCTTTATGCTACTCAACAACTAGCGCAAAGTGTCATATGGCATAGACAATACTATTCCGCAGAAGGTGAGACATTTCAGATTGAGATTACGTTGGGTGATACTCAAATGCACAATATCAATGTCGTGAACTCAGATATTGTCCTTCATGGGATTATCTTTTACTTCGAACCCGCAGGTACATTCCAATGACAGCTGAACTTAATACTCTTGGTGTCTATGTAAAGCCTTATCAAAACTTTCAAGTAGATGAAGAACAGCTACGTATCTTATTGAATACGATCAATCAGAAAACGGCAAGCGCTGTAAATCTAAAAGACACAGGTATTTATCAAACGATTGAACAGGTGAACAGTCAAACGTTTTTTAATACTGTAAATCCTCAACAAGTGAGAAATGCTTTTCGAAAGTGCTTCGTTGTACCTGCAATTGCTACAGGAGCAACCGGAACTATTAATCATGGCATAACGGGAATGACGATTTTTACACGGATATATGGCACCTGTATAACAGATGTTATTGATTACAGGCCGATACCCTATTCTGCAATTACAACAACTGATAATATAGAGATGAATGTGACCTCTACTCAAATAGTTATTGCAAATGGATCTACATCGCCTAATATTACAGATGGAATTGTGGTACTTGAATACCTAAAACAGTGAGAGACCTATGGGATTATTAGGAAAAATTGGAAATGTTATAGGAAAAGTTGGCAAAGTTGCTATAGGAGGCCCACTAGGTTACCTGTTACATAAACCAGCTAAAAAGTTTGCTAGAAAAAACCCTGGTCTCACGAAACTTGCAGGTGCTGTAGGAGGCGGATTACTTGGTGGCCCTTTAGGTGCTCTAGCCGGTGGTGGTTTAGGTTCACTTCTTAGTGGTGGCGGTAAGGGAGGAGGATTAGGTGATTTAGGTGGTGCATTAGGTGGAACAGAAGATCAAGCAAAACTTCTATCTAATCTCGATCCTAAACAAAAAAAGCTACTGGGAAACTATTTAAAGCGTCTTGGGAAAAATCAAGGCCGTGGTTTTCGGGTTTTAGACCAACTGCTTCAGGCAAATCCACCTTCTAATTTTCGTCCGGATAAGTTCCGACCAGATAAGTTTAAATTTCCGGAATTTGAAGTGCCAGAAGAAGGATTTCGATATGATGAGCTAGAGAATCCAATATTAGAAAAATGGCAGTCACAAATTCTTCCTAGTATCATGGAGAGATTTGCAGCTCTTGGTAATAGAAATTCATCAGGACTTCAACAAACACTCGGTCAAGCAGGTCGTGGAGTTGCAAGAGATCTTGGTACTCTTTATGCTGACATCCTAAACAAGAATGCCAACATGCGTAATGAAAATGCCTGGAAAGCAATTGGATTAAGAAATTCAAATGCCTATAATCAAGCAGCTCTTAACTCTGGAAACGCTTACAATGCGGCAGGATTAAACTCACAGAATGCCTATAATGCAGCAGGACTTAATTCGCAAAATCGTTTTAATGCGCTTAATGTTCGACAAAATGCATTAAACCAATTGCTTAATGCTAACCAGATGGGGCTTAATCCAGGCTACAATCAACCATATATACAAGGTGGACAACAGGGTGTACTGTCATCTTTAGCCCCGGCAGCGGGCAATCTATTGGGCCAGATAGGTCTTAACTCTTTACAAAAAGAGGGCGGATTCCTGAATACACTCTTCGGGGGTGGTGGAAGTTCAGGGAATGTTTTAGCAGACAATGTAGGAAAAGTAACAACAACAGGTGCATAAATGGTATTCTATCTTCCAGGTAAACCTAATCCATGGGCTGAACTTCTTGGGAATGCAGCTAATACTTTTGCGCAAGGATATGGCCAGAATCTTGTAAATCAGCGTGAGCAAGAACAAAACGCAAGAGCTTTACAAGGTATGGAAAGTGCAACTGATAGTCTTGGTAAGGTGAAAGCTTTCATGAATTTCACTCCTACGGCACAAAAAGCTTGGATTGATTTCAACGAATTCCAAGGGAAATATGGGCCAGGTCTACGCAAAGACATCCTCAATAATATCAACGATCAAGGTAGTTCTTCAGAACAAGAAAAATTTCAACCTACGAATGTAGGTTTTTCCGGTATGAATCAATTGAATGCTAATATTCCGACACAATCGAATCAACCACCATTAACGCCACTTCAAAGAATGCTTAACGATGTTCAACAAGCTTATAATCCACAAGCTCAAAATGAAACACCGGAATTTGAAGTAAAACAAGATCCATATCAACAACAACAGGCATTAGCACAACAACAGGCACTGGCACAACAGCAAGCGTTAGCTCAGCAACAAGCAGCTGAAGAAGGGGGATTGCCTAATAAGGATCGAAATCTTACTCCAAGACAGAGACAAGCAGCAGAACAGGCGAGAAGAAAGGCAATAGAAGAAAACCCCTTAGACATGTCGAACTACACAAGAGAAGAAAAAGTTAAATTGATGAGTCTCGCGAAGAGTCCTAACAAGATGGATCAAATGTATGCTGAAGCTGCAAAAGCTTCATTTGAACATGATAAGCTAAAGGCTAAGGAAGATATTGCTGAAAGAAATTTTGATCTACAGAGATCAAAACAAAAGCGTAGCGAATTCGAAAGTGATAGAGCATTTAATACCGCACAATCGAAACCATATAGAGATCAAATTGAAAAAATAAGAAAATCTTTACCACAACGTGAGGCTGATCTTTATGCTATGGAACAAGGTGCTGATGTATTTGGCGGTCTTAATGAATACTTAGCCTCTAGATTCGATATACCACAATTACGTTCAGCTTCTGGAGCTGCAGCAGCAGCTGCTGTAAAAAATTATATGCTTAATGACATTTCAAAAATAACAGGTACAAAAAATAAATGGATTGAACAGCAATTGAAATCTGCATTAATTGATGAAGGTAAATCAAAAGAAGCAAATGAAGCAATTATTTTAGGAAATAGATATTTCCTTGATATAGATAAAAAAATGACTGATTTGGAAAAAAGATTATCTGATACTTTTTTAGAAACTCAAGGAAGTTCACCAGCTAATATTGAATCTATAGTAGATGATTCTATGAAATCTTGGTTGCAACAGAGAAGTGATAAATACGCATATGATCTTAGAAGTAAAGTTGAAGAAGACAGGGGTTTAACTTGGATGAAAGAACAGATTGGTAAAAATGTTCCTCAAGGAACACCATTGACTCTTGAAATGCGAAATGTTCTTTTAGATAAATACAAGACTCCTCAAGAAGCTCAAAAAGCGGCAATAAAGATGGGCTATACAATTCCAAAAAGAGAAGCATATGCAAAATAAAAATGACGATTTTTGGTCTTATCAGCCGAATCATAATGATGATCAACAAGAGATGGCTGAAAGTTTACCTATTCAGAATCCTTACTGGAATCAAGTTTCTGAAACAAAGATAGCACCAAAAGAACCATTTTATTCTCCAAGAAATATTGCAAGAACTGGAGCTAGAGTCGCTGAAACTGCTCTTGGAGCACCAGGTGACTTATTAAATCTCCCTAAAGAAGCATATGAATATGGCGTAGAGAAGATTAGAGGAAATCCCATAACAGAGGATGAACGTAAAGAAATAAGAAAAAAAAACTTTCTTTATTCATTTGAATCTGTTCCAACTTCTGCCGAATTAAAAGATTTAACACAACATTATATAGGTGATTATCTAAAGCCACAAAGCCAAGAAGAAGAATTTTCAGATGAAGTGGCTGGATTTGCTACTTCTTTGCTCAGTCCAGGTAAATTAATTCAGACAGTAGCAAAACCGAAAGCTGCTTTAAATATTGCTAAACAAATTGGAGGAGCAGTAGCTAAATCTTTTGCTGCTACTGGCGCTGGTAATGTTATAGAACAAGCATCTGGCAGTAAAGGCGCGGGGCAGGCTACTAAATTAGGTACTGCCACTCTTATGGGTTTGATGAGTCCTAGAGGTGCGAAAGGAGTCCAAAATTATACAAGTGATTTATATAAAAAAGCTGAGTCTTTAATTCCTGCAGGTACTCATCTAAATGCTACTGATTTACAACATAATCTGCAGAAATTAAAAGCTCAATTAAGTCTAGGTACTAAAGCTCCATCTGAACAATTTATCATTAACGAAGTCAATGCAGCATTAAAGAAAATGCCCGCAGGTACTATAACGCCCGAAGAATTAACAGCGATGAAGAGAAGTTTACATGAGAAAATGTCTCAGCATGTTTATGAAAAACCTACTTCTAAAACTAGAGCTAAAAAATTAGGCGGTTATATTGAAAAACAATATAACGAACTGCTCGATGATTATGCGAAGCAAAATCCGAAATGGGGAAAAGCATATAAAGAAGCAAATCAAGCTTTCGCATCAACACAATTCTTAGCAAATGTAAAGACTGGTGTCCAAAATTATGCAAAGAAATATGGTTTAACAGGATTCGCTGGAGCTGTTTTAGGTAATATTGCAGCACCGAGTGTTATATCAGGAGCTATGATAGCAAAAACAGGTGGTGCAGGTGCTGCAACATATGGCGCACTGCAATCAGCAAGAATTATATATCAGATAGCTAAAGGTGGCCCTGCGATGAGAAGATATTATGCGCAGTCTATAGCGGAAGCTGCTGCTCAGAATACCCAGGCATTAGGTAAATCACTGCATAAATTAAATGAACAATATAAAAAAGAATATGGTGAGCCCGAATTATAACTATTCATCAGAATTTCTTCCGATCACATATATAACACATCCTAAAAAAATTAGTTCTATTATTGGCATTATCTTATCTCCTTCTCTAAATTACTTCTATTTAATCTTTCTATATCTGCCTGCATAGCATCTACTCTCATATTCAATTTATGTATTGTATTCATTGATTTCGTCGCAAAAGAAATAATAAATAAAATATTTGCAGTAGTAAATATCCATGTTAATAATTCCATCATCTCTTTTCCTTTAGTAGATCAATAAACATTTCATATAATTTATCAGTTCTCTGGGCTTGATGCCTATTTTCGTTCATGATGAAGAACAAGCCACAAAGAAACAAAATTGTTATGTAAATTAACTCAACTGGACGAAACTTTTCTAAAAATTTACTAATTTTTTCCATTTCGTATTATACCCCTACTCGTTATTACTATCATAATAACATATTAGCCCCATTTACCTCATCTAAAATAACTCTTGCATTTTGTATGGGATCGTAATAGTTTTCGTTGAAACGAAGGAGAAACTTATGACGATTGCAAGCCAAAATCCCCTTTCATACGAGGGTGTAAAGGCACCTAACCCACCAAATGTTATCTTAGCTCTACGCGCACCTACTACAGCAGATGTAGACTATGATGTAGGCACGATTTGGATCGATACTTCAGCAAAAATATCTTACGAACTCGTAAATAACTCAGCAGGAGTCGCCACCTGGAATGTGACCTCAGTCACTACATCACTAGTACTCCCTGTCCAATATGGCGGAACAGGTGATTCAACGCTCACCTTACATGGTGTTCTCATCGGTGAAGGCACAAGTCCTGTCAACGTAACAGCAGCAGGAACCACAGGCCAAGTACTAACAGCTACGACTTCATCAGACCCTGCATTTTCAGCTATCGGCACAGGTTCTGGACTCACGGCTCATGGTGTTGTAATCGCAGAAAATGCTTCAGCCTTTGCAGCAACAGCAGCAGGAACTACGGGCCAAGTATTGACCGCGACAACTTCCGCTGATCCAGCATTCGCGAACCTTGGAGTTAATTCAGGATTGACAGCTCATGGCGTTCTCATCGCTGAAGGCAATAGCGCATTTGCAGCAACAGCAGTTGGCGCTACCGGAACCCTTTTGGCCGGCGCAACTGGCGCTGATCCTGCCTTTACTGGCTCACCATCAGTTACAGGTTCTGTGACAGCAGGAACGACACTTACGGCCACTTTAGGCAATATTACGGCCACAAACGGTAACTTAGTCTTAGGAACTGCTGGTAATAAGATTGTTTCTACAAATGTTGGAACAACGACAACAGCCGGAGCTAATTCTTTTGGATCAGTGACGCTTGTTTCAGGAACTGCAACAGTCGCTACAACCGCTGTCACAGCATCATCACTCATTGTCCTTTGGAGACAATCTATCGGATCAACAGGGGCTAATCCGGTAGGAGAACTTGCGGTAGGAACGATTTCTGCTGGAGTTTCTTTTGATATTAATGCGGTTACTACAGCAGTGGCTAATACCCTTGTTACAACGGATGTTTCAGTTGTTGGCTGGATGATCATTAACTAAGAGGTAAATCATGACTCGATCGCAGTTTGATACGTTAAGGATATTAGATCATACGGGAATTTCAGCCTCATATGCTGCTATAGGAACAGCTTTTGCGGTTCTTCCACGAATCATATGCGTCACTAATGATACGGACGGAGCAATCATTGTTTCGGATGATCCTCTTAATTCAACAGGAAAGCTTTATTTGCCAAAGGGATCATTTAAACTTTTCGATATAACGACGAATAGTAATCAAAATCTCGATGATACGAATACATTACCACTTCACATGCAGTTGTATATAAAACAGTACACGACGGTTTCGAGTGGTATCGTAACAGTTGAGATTATATATGCAGTCTAGGCGTAAAGCTGAGCCGATTTTAAAAGAAGATCTATTCAAGAAAGAAGTGAATGACGCTATAGCAAGCTTAAGGACATACATAGATATGACAAATGAAGCTGTGAATAATCTTCAAGAAAGACAAGTGAGTAATAAAGAGTCTCACAATATAATTTTATCTCAGCTTCAGTCTTATGTTCATGATATGGAATCAAAGCTTTTTGCATTCCTGGATGAGCATAAGAAGCAAGTGGCTAAATCTTTAGACGAACATCTTTCAGCTTTAAAGACTATTGATGCTACAAAGGTAACAAACCAAGCGTTTCATAATGTCATTCCTGATATTCAAGAAAAAATAGAAAGCACAGCGCATGAACTTATCCGTTTTAAGGGTGAGATGCATGCATTAGCTCAAGATTTCTACGACAGCATGCTGAAAAACTTCGACAAGTTTAAACAAGAGATCATCTTAAAACCTACCGGAATTGAGGATGTAAAAAAGTATCTTGAACAAAAACTTGAAGTCGTAGCTATGGATGGATCAAACGCTATACTACGTTCGGCTAATTGTGAAAAGCATGTGAACTTACTTGAGAAGAAGATCGAGTGCATCATGCTACTTATTAAGAAGATGGATCTTAACAAGCAGGAATCATGAGTCAGGCAGGTGAAATTAATGTTGTCCAAAATCATCCTGAGATACCTACTCAGTTTGATGCCGATGTAGGATTTGCAGTACCTGTTGCTAATATTTTAAATATTGTTGGAACTGGATCAATCATTACTACAGGTTCCGGTAATACGATTACTATCACATCCTCTAGCGGTGGCATTACATGGAATTCAATTTCAGCATCTCAAACTCTTGTCGTTGAAAATGGCTATTTCTGTACAGGTGGCGGAGCTTTATCTCTCGCCTTACCAGCGACATCAAGCATAGGAGATGAAATCATCATTACTCTAGACGGTTCAACCAGTTTTTCCATTACTCAAGGGGCGGGTCAAAGTATACGTATAGGAAATGTAGCAACGACAGCTGGAGTTGGAGGATCACTTACTTCAACACAGCAAGGTGATACTGTTTGGCTTGTATGCCAGACCGCAAATCTAAAATGGAATGTCTTGAACTCAATGGGTAATCCAATAATTGTTTAAGGAGAAACATCATGGCAACCAACAACGCAGTAAATATTTCTGCTGCAGGGATCGTAAAATATGATGGGGCGGGAACGTTCTCAGCAGATACCGTTACGAATCATTCCGTGCTTATCGGCGGATCATCTAATGCTATCACAAGTTTAGCTCTTACCAACGGCCAGTTACCTATCGGTTCGACTGGGGCTGATCCTTCAGCAGCTACACTTACTGCCGGTACCGGCGTGACTATTTCTAATGGTGCTGGATCGATCACGATCAACGCAGTAGGCGGAGGTATGACTTGGACGGATGTAACCGGAACATCACAAGCTATGTCTGTCAATAATGGCTATGTTGCAGATAATGCATCTCTTGTGACGCTAACACTTCCAACAACAGCAGCTATTGGCGATACAGTTATTATTGTAGGAAAAGGTGCAGGAGGCTGGAAAATAACATATACAACAAGCCAACAGATTGTATTAGGTTCATCATCATCAACTGCTACAACAGGAAATATCGCCTCAACGAATGCAGCCGATTCAATTACATTAAGATGTACTACGGCTAATAATGTATTTACGGCATCATCCGCAATCGGAAATATTACTGTAGCTTAAGGATCACATGGCAACAAATAACGCTGCAAATAGTCCTAACTTAACTCAATACGCTGTAGTATGCGGTGGTACGTCATCCTCATTTCTACAGACAGTTGCCTCTCTTGGAACCTCCGGTCAAGTGCTTACTTCTAACGGAGCTGGTGCACTTCCATCGTTTCAAACAGTAGTAGGAGGGGGACTTACTCTCATCTCCTCACAATCTGCAAGCAGTAGTGCTACAATTGATTTTACTAGCATCAGTCTAGGAACTTATCGAACCTATGAACTAATCTATCGTGCGATAGTTCCTGCAACCGATGGCGCACTTCTCACGATGCAGATATCAACCGATGGTGGAAGTACTTGGAAAAGTTCTAATTATACTTCCGGAATAAATACTGCTCCCTATAATTCCACTACTTTAACAAATGTAAACTCAACGAGTGCATTTGAGTTAACATTAGGACTTGATAATGGCGTTAGTACGAGCTTCGGAAATGGTCAAGTCACTATATTTACTACGGCATCGGCAGCAACATACATTGGTGGTATCATATCCTGTTTTGGAAATACAGCCGGAACGCAAGTAATGGGAGTCATGACTGGAAGAACTACCGATACTGGCGCTAATGCTTTCCGCATGATCATGAGCTCCGGAAATATCACCTCAGGACAATTCTATTTATATGGATACCAAGAGTCATAATGGCAACTAAAAACGCCTTAAATTCACCAGATCTAACGCAATACCAAGTAGTTTGTGGTGGCACTTCATCCTCATATTTGCAAACAACAGGTGGCGTTGGAACAACGGGACAAATGTTACTTAGCAATGGCGCTGGTGCAGTGCCAACTTTTCAAGCTCAACCTGGTGGCGCGCTAACTCTTATCTCGCATCAAACGGCTAGTAACAGTGCTAGCATTACTTTTAACAATCTCAGTGTTGCTAGTCTCTATAACAACTATGTACTCATCTTTCGAAACGTTTCCGTCTCGTCCGGAGTTACAAATTTAACCATGCAGATGTCTAATGATAATGGCAGCACATGGATTACTTCTGGATATAAGAGTGGTACAAATTCATTTACTTATAATTCTACTTCACTTTCAAATACAAGTACCACTAATGCGTTCTTACTTCATCCAGGATTCAATACTGTATCTGGAGGAAATATTGGAAATGGCAGATTTTTAATTCAAACAATAGCTGCAGATCTTCCATATATTTCTGGTTATTTATCTGGAGTTAATACTTTATCCACCACAGTTATAGGCGGTTTTGGATCGGGAGTGGGAGGAAGCACAGGAGCAAATGCATTTAAGATTTTAATGAGTGCGAATAACATACAAACTGGCGACTTTTATATATATGGGTTATCAGGCGTTTAAAAGAAGGTGTATATGGGATTTGGTTTACCTCCAGCTTTAAGTAATGCATTAAAATATACAGGCGATCAAATAGCTGACATCCCAGGTGTCAACTTTCCAAGAGCACCAACAACATCAGATAGGAACTATCCGTTATTTACGCTATGGCGTAATTCCAGCAAGCAGGCAACACCGCCAGATTATGAAGGGGATATGTGGTATCTTGCTCGATTTGATGCAACTGCACAGCCTCCTAATGCGATCTGGCTCAAACTCGCTACAGGATCTGTTCCTGGAGGAACACTTATTTCATTATCCGATACCGCAAACACTAAAGTATTCGGCGATGCTACAGGAAACGTACAGCTTACTGCCGGATCTGGCATTACTATTACCTCAACACCAAGCTCAAACCTGCTTACTTTTACAGCAACGAGTGCAGGAGATGTGAGTAAGTTCGAAGTAGATGCAAATACTGCACCAGGAGTAAATCCTGTATTACCGGATGGTACCGGTCAAGTTACGGTACAAGGTGCAACAGTAGCTGCTCATAGTGTGCCTCTACAGACAAGATCACGAGCACTCAATACCTACAATATAGAAGCTCAAGTTGCAACAGCAGTCGCTCCAACACCTGCTAATACAAATAGCGTGGGGCTCTCTTGTTTTAACAATGCTCAATTCACCGTAGATGCTACATCTGGCATGGTATCTCTTGCTCATGCCGGTGTTGTCCTTTCGGAATCCGGAGATACTGGTGGTGCGATTACCCCTGATGGAAGCGGCAACATAGCTCATCTTGGCGGTGGATCAGCTACTGGCATCGTGACTGCAAGTACGGCGCATGAAATCGATTATAATGTATGGCGCTGGGTAACCCCAGCTTCGAATAACTGGGTACCTGTTGTAGCGGGATCTATGTCCGCCGGTACAGCCACCTATATCAAACAGCATGGTGTCTATAGTCGCGTAGGAAATAACCTCTTCTTTACATTTGATCTTGAATGGACGGGACATACTGGAACAGGAAACATGCAGATAACTGGGTTTCCGAAAGATTTTGAATATGCTAATACTAATTATCCCTATTCCTGTTTCATAGAAAATATCACTGTACCTGCGGGCGCGCTAGATATCTTTTTTGTTGGTGAGAACGCTACTACTATTGGAGTGATCTACGCGACAATAGACAATAATGTTAAATCTGCTGTTCAAATGTCTGCAGCTGGCACTGCAACATGTTATGGATTCTACTTCACTGACGTAGCATAAAAGGGATCGTAAATATGTGGATTGTTATATTCTCAGTTTTAATGTATGCGTCATGCACATATAACGTAATCCATACCTGTACAGTAGGATCTAAGGATCAAGTGACTACTGACCCATCAACAGATAATGAACCTGAATTAGAGATACCTATTTCCGGATTAAAAGATGGATAAAGATTCAAACATTAAAATTGTGTGTTTTACGATATCTATAATCATGGTCATTGTCTACGTATGCTATTACATGCTATATAACATGGAGCTGAGCCATATGCACATGGTTCGATCAACTACATATGACTCGCCACCTTAAAAGGGCAAGTCATCTTGGATGAGACTATGTTTTTTTTCGTGGACATCACCCATCTCTTCAGGTTTCTTTTCAATTTCGGCTACATATAAGTAATAATCAGGATCTTTTTCATTCCTTTTAAAGGTATTTTTTAAAATGATATATCTAGCTTCTTTACTGATATTTCCTGATAGAACGAGGTTCTCGTTTTTATCTTGTCTTGCCCATAATCCACTAATTTTTATAAGTTTACCCATATGAAATCCATTATTGTACCCATCCGCTTGAAGTCCTCTGCGAACATATCAGAACATTGGGCAGTTAAATTAAAACGCCAAAAAAAGGAAAAATTGCTCATTAAAATGCTACTTTCTGCACAAAATCTGCAAAATATCACCCAAATTAAGCTAATTAGGCATGCACCACGTGAACTTGATGATGATAACCTAAACTACGCATTCAAACACATCCGCGATACAGTCGCTGATCTCATCATCCCGGGACTGGCACCGGGGCGCGCCGACGGGAAACTTCATTTCACTTACGGACAACAAAGATCCAAACTGTATCTTGTGGAAATCGTTCTCATCGAGGGGACAACGAAACCCGAACCTGTTGTGCTGTAACCAGGAATGACCGCAAGAACAATATAAATGGTAAACGAGTCCATATAAACTATTTTTCTCACCAACCTTATTTACTTCATGCATCTTCTTTTCCTAAATTTGTAGAATCGGTATTATTATAGCGAATATAATAAAGGTCTACATGAAAATGAAATTACGTAGACGCCCCCGATTCGGCGTTGAGTACTACTATCCCGAGTGTAAATTGTCTCTTGCTATATGCCACTTTTCTAATCGTAAAATGTTCAAAAATGCAGACATTCAACTATTTAGAGATGCTGGCGTTGTGGTATCAATTATCGATAGTTAAATTCCAATATTCAATTGGCTTACTTCGATATTGATCAAGATCAACTCCTACTAACTGCGGGATCTTGTCGTAGCAAATATTTCCTTTTCTCAAAACTTTCATAAGTTTTACACCGCAAGACCTTATATTTCTTTCTGATGCAATAGAAATCAATCTTTCTTTTAATTTCTTTTCTTTATCTTGCAGGTCTTGTAATTCATCTTTTACTTTTCTGTATTCTATACAAACTTCATCCCATTCAGCATCATCTAACATTACAAAATCTTTATCAGTTATCTTTGGAGAATCGAAATTCATCATTCGCTCAAAGAACTTCCTTTCTCTCTCTAAAAGCTCTTCGATGTATTTATCATCTCGTTCTATTTCAACAAGAGCCCCATTTTTACCATCAAATGAATAGTAATATCCTTTCTTCATCCCGGTAACAGAAAATTGATGCTGTAACTGTGGATAATACTTTGCTGGTATCATTCCAACCATCGCTGTCGCATGATCTTTATAACCAGGACATTTGATTTCGACAAAGAATTCCTGCATCATATCCATGCCATCTAGGGATGCGAATTGCCAAGACAAATCATCACTTACAACAACAGCAGGAGCTACAGAAAGTCCAGTAGCTTGCATAAATGCTTGTCTTGCCGGCTCTTCCAGATCCTTACCTCGTTGCATAGCTACATTCACAATCTGCTCTTTGCCACTCAGCTTGTCATCAAGCAATTGCTCTGCCGTTTTAAAGCCTACGCCCATGATAGACGGGGCATCGGAAGCCCCGATACCCATACGACGAAATTCAAGCCATTCGGGAGAGCCCTGCTCAAGATTAATCAGTTTCATTTTCCCTCTTCTTTTTTTCCATTGCTAAAATTTCATCTAAAGCATTTTTATTTGCTAATTCTATTAGTTTCTGTACTTTTTCTTTATCATTAGTATATTTAAAATAAAGTAAACTCATTGTACATTCTAATATGTTGTATTTAATTTGATCAGGATTACTCTTGTCTATCGGAAATTCATCGATAAGAAACTTGCCGAATTTACTTATAAATTCCGATGAGACGTGTTCACCTATTGATTCCATTATTTTGCCCCTCCATTAAGGCTTTCATTATGTATCCATAATTTGATCTAGGAATGTTAGCTAAGCTATCTACTTTATAATGAGCTAATATCTTATTCAATCTTTCAGTATCTTCACCTAAAATAGTAGTGATATCTTTAATCTCATTAAACGATAACTTCTCAACTGCTTTTTCAGGAATTGGATCAACTTCTTTCTGTTTACCTCTTCCTACCGCTGCTTCCCCATCATCATCTTCATCACACACAATACCTAATAAAGCAGCTAATCCATAACGTTTCATGTAGGTCATAGCACTACCGAAACCTTGGCAATCATTCTTTGCCATTATTAATGGAAGTGAGCTTTTAATCCATTGGCCTGAACTATGAGCTAACATAGTAACTAGCTTCATACTATTACTATCTCCCTCGGCATATTGCATGACCGCTAATCCATTTTTACTTAAGGGCTCTCTACATACTTCCATGACGGCATTGAAATCAGCATATTTTTTCTTATAGTGCGAAGTCTCATTTTTAAGGGCTGGTCGCATTTCGCCTTGTGCTTTTGCTAATGACGATACTAAGTCATTAATATTCTCTGTTTGGTTCATACGTCCTCCAAAAGGTTTAATATATTTTCTAACTTTAATTTAATAAGCGGATCATTCAAGTTGTTGTATATTTTAAGCAACCGTTGATAGCTCTGCTCCGTTATATACTTCTTCCATCTCAGTTCCTCATACATTTCTGTCAGTTTTGGAACTTCATAAGCTACATTATCCATACATCACCTCGTCTAATTCCATATAGTAAGTTGCTAAGATCGATGACATAGATGTGCCATAGATCCATCGCTGCCTTTTTCCATCATCAATATGTGCATAATTTAATTTAGGAAAAAAGACGATGACCGCTCCATCATCTAGAAATTGATGCTGGCAATCGCTCATCACTAAGTTGAAAATCTGGTCTTTCATAAAACTCTCCTGTGTAAACGTAAGACTGTTACCGTTGATTATAGCACATGTTGAATTTTGTGCAACATATATTTTTTTGCAGATGTTGTATATAGTTAAACATGGTATGATTCTATGGCGAGGTGGTTATGGAATTGAAGAAATATTTAAAAAAGTGCAACATGACTCAAACTTATTTTGCTGAAAAATTAGGCATTACTCGATTTTATTTATCAGGAATTATCTCAGGAAAAAGAAAAGCAGGAAAATTCTTGAAAGAAAAAATACGAAGACTTACAAGAGGACAAGTTAAAATCGGAGAGGACAAATGAAGCTATTGTTGTATTGTGTTGCATTTTTTTTAATAATTTTACTTGTATCAGAAATGTTTTTATATATCATGGATGATGAAGATGAGGAAATACGGTTTCAGTCTATAAAAAAAATGGAGAAAGTAAATGCCACTTGTCAAAGGTGCTAAAGCACGATCCAAGAAAGGATTTTCAGAGAACATTCGTAGAGAAATGGAAGCCGGTAAACCACAAAAGCAAGCTGTAGCTATTGCATACAGTGAAGCAAGAAGATCTAAGAAAAAGAAAGGTAAATAGTGAACGACAAACTAAATGATGAACAGGAAAATAACTTTGA